ATCCTACCGCTGGAAAATTGATCTGGAACAACTCTTCTCAGATTGATTCAACTATGATTAATGTGAGTCATCTTACTAATGACGATGTTGACATTGATGTATTCCTTGCTCTTGTAAAAGATGGTGATAATATCATTGTTCAAGATGAAAATGATTCTAATAACTACCAGATTTGGAAAGTAGATGGAATAACAACGATTCACTCGAATGATTATGTTGAAATTCCAGTTTTAAAAATTGATTCTGGCGGTGACGGTACAACCGGATTTGCGGATACGCATCCACTCATTATTGTTCTTACATCGGTAGGTATTCAAGGCGTTCAAGGAACACAAGGTACCGAAGGTTCTCAAGGTATTCAAGGCATCACTGGTTCACAAGGCGTACAAGGATCTATTGGATCCGGAACTCAAGGATCCCAAGGTATCCAAGGTATTCAAGGCGCTCAAGGTATTCAAGGATCCATTGGAGCTCAAGGATCGCAAGGTACTCAAGGCATTCAAGGAACTCAGGGTCGCCAAGGCATTCAAGGTTCGACAGGAACCGGAACGCAAGGAGCTCAGGGAACACAAGGTACCCAAGGGCGCCAGGGTATTCAAGGTATTTCTGGACAAGATGGTAATACCGGAAATACTGGTTCACAAGGAACACAAGGTACCCAAGGGCGTCAAGGTATCCAAGGTATCCAAGGATCGCTTGGGTCCGGAACTCAAGGTTCACAAGGCGTTCAAGGTATTCAAGGTGCTCAAGGTATTGTTAGTTCAAACCTTTCTGTAACAACTCTTACGGTTTCTGGAACTGCGTCGCTGAATGGTCTCACTCAGGTTCAACAAGCAGATTATCCATACACTGCAAAAACTGGAGCCACAGGTACCGTAACACATGATTGCTCTGTTGGTCAGGTATTCTATCATACTACTCCTGCTGCCAACTTCACCGTTAATCTTACCAACCTCGGTCTTTCAACCGGTTACATTACTACGGTTATACTTTATATCATTCAAGGTAGCACAGGTCGTCTTCCAAACGCTCTTCAAGTTGCAGGATCATCCAAGACAATTAATTGGTACAATGCCGTAACACCTACGCCATCTACAAATGCCACAGACGTTGTTACTTTCACATTGCTCCTGAATGGAACAACTTATACTGTCTTTGGTAAACTTGAAAAGTACGACAGTGTTGCAGTTGGTGGCGGCTAATTAATCTATGACAAGCGGACACTTTTATCATTCCCATATTCGTAGGGTTGTTTCGGTATTCGGAACAATCTTCAATAACATCAATGTAGTACGCAAAGACCAAAACAATCATGTAGTACATTCGGTACGGGTTCCGCTTTCATATGGTCCCAAGGCTAAGTTCCTTCAACGTCTCGACGAGCAGAAGGATCTTCAAGCGAATAAGGTCGCAATGAAATTACCTCGTATGTCTTTCGAGATTACGAACATGGTATATGATTCGACCACAAAGATTAACCGCAACAATGTTGTAACATCAATTGATGCTGGAGATACCGCAACAAAACATATCGTTCGTACTTTTGCTCCGTACAGAATGAATTTCCAGCTCTCAATTATGGCAAAGAATCAGGATGATGCTCTTCAAATTCTTGAGCAAATCCTACCATACTTTCAACCGGAATACACTGTTACCATTAAGGAACTGGATTCGGTGAATCTTACAACCGACCTTCCGTTCGTGCTTACTACGGTGAATCTTGAAGATACCTACGAAGGTGATTTTAGCCAACGCAGAGCAATCATTTATACACTGGACTTTGAGACTCGTATTCGTTTCTATGGTCCTGTTTCTAATAAGGCGATCATTAAGATTTCCGATGTGAACATACTCACAAATCAGAATAATACACCGAATGTGAATATCCACACGACCGTGGGTTCTATTGAGGACACTCCGGACAATTATACTATAGTGCAGACAATTACTGATTTTGGTTTTAACGAACCGAATCCCTAATAATTCCATTTTATTATGAGCAAAAGCGATGAACTCTTAAAAAACTTGGAACACCATTTACCGGCTGTTCCCGTGGCTCCTGTGGATCCAGAGGTAAAAGTAAATAAGGAGATTGATGAAGATTATAACTTTTCACGTGAGACCTATAAAGACCTTGTGGATAAGTCGAATAAAGCAATCGACGGTATGATGGAACTGGCCTTACAGTCGGAACATCCTCGCGCATTTGAAGTGCTCAGCAATATGCTCAAGAACACTTCCGACATGACCGATAAACTCATGGCGCTTCAAAAGCAAAAGAAGGAAGTTAAGAAGAAAGAAAAAGGCGAGGTTCCGTCTGGTCCTACTGGCAGCGTCACAAATAACAATGTCTTCCTAGGTTCCGTTACCGATTTACAGAAACATTTAATTGCTCAGAGCGCCGAAAAAAATGTCACAGATGCACCATGAATAATTTTTACCTCGGCAACCCTCAGGTCAAGCGCGATGGCGTCCAACAGCAGTTTGCAAAAGACGAAGTAAGCGAGTACCTCAAGTGCATGAAGGACCCGATTTACTTTGCAAAGAATTATGTGAAAGTAATTTCTCTGGATCGAGGTTTGGTTCCATTCAAACCCTATGCGTACCAGGAGAAGATGTTTGATCATTTCACTAAAAATAGATTCTCCATTGTCCTTGCGTGTCGTCAGTCGGGCAAATGCATTACAGGAGAAACTGCAATATCGGTTAGATTTCTGGATGCAAGCTCTGAACAAATACAAATCTCTTGGCTTCTTGATATATTTGCCAGTATAAATAGATTACAGAATGTATTGCTTTCAACACCAGAATCTATTGGAGAACAAATATACCAAAATTTATTGGTCGTTAATAAACAAGCGGCAGAATGTTTTGATAGAATATGGAGAAAAGCATCATATTCTGCCAAAAAGTCTTGGCGGCAAAGACTCCTCAGAAAATCTAATCATGTTAACCATGAGAGAACATTACATAGCGCATCTTTTATTGACCAAAATGTTTTTAGAGAACAGTACAGAAAAAAGATCGATGACAATAGCGTTTTGGATGATGGCTCATACCAGAAACAAGGAGAGAATCACGTCGAGCAAACTATACGAAACTATGAGGATTCAATACCGCTTAGCTCAATCAGTAAACAATACTGGGGAACTCAATCCGTTTTATGGGAAATCTTGGGGAAACAATCATCCAAAGGGAATGCTTGGGAAACATCATATAGAGAAAACACTAGAGGCCATATCACTATCGAGCAAGGAGAGATGGTCGGATCCGGTATGGAAAGACAAAATGTTAAAAACCAGAGAACAGTCGCCAAAAGTAAAAGCGCATCGACGAACAATGAAAGGACAAAAACTTTCGGAAGAAACAAAATTGAAAATAGGGGAAGCCTCGAAGATTGCTCAAAAAAATGGATCTTGGAACAAGGGGCGAGTTCATTCGGAAGAAACGAAATTAAAAATGTCTCAAGCTTCGAAGGGAAGACCAAAATCGGAAGAAACGAAATTAAAAATGTCTCAAGCTTCGAAGGGAAGACCAAAATCGGAAGAAACGAAATTAAAAATGGCTCGGGCAGCTTCAGAAAGAGTTTGGCAGATTCGGACATGTCCCCACTGTCTGGTGACTGGATCAGGTCCCAATATGACCAGGTATCATTTCATGAATTGCAAAAAACTGAAAAATTTGTAGAATCATATGAAGATTTAACAGCAAATACATTCTTAATAGCCACCGATACCGGATGGAAGCCGATAAAACAAGTTCATAAAACTATACCATTCGTTAAATGGAGAATCAAGACAAAATCTTACAATCTTTGTTGCGCGGATACTCATATAGTATTTGATACGAACTACAAAGAAAAATTCGTAAAGGATCTTAGTCCGGGCGATTTTATTCAAACCGATAACGGTCTTGAAGCAATAGAATTTATAACTAGTGATAACGAATCAGTGGATATGTATGACCTGGGGGTTGACGATGAAAACCACCGGTATTATACGAATGGTATTTTAAGTCATAATTCGATAAGTTCGGTCATTTACATTCTTTGGTACGCAGTGTTCCAGCCCGATAAGACCATTGCCGTCCTTGCCAATAAGGGCTCAACTGCACGTGAAATGTTGGCACGTATCACTCTTGCACTTGAGAACCTACCATTCTTTTTACAACCAGGCTGCCGAGCATTGAATAAAGGCTCAATTGAATTTAGTAATAACTCGCGCATCATTGCCGCAGCGACCTCTGGTTCTTCGATCCGCGGTCTCTCCATCAACCTTTTGTTTCTGGATGAGTTTGCCTTCGTTGAAAATGCAGCGACCTTTTACACCTCAACATATCCCGTAATTACATCTGGCACCACATCGAAGGTCATTATTACCTCTACGGCAAACGGTGTCGGTAATACATTCCACCGTCTCTGGGAAAGTGCTGTTCAAGAAGTGAGTGAATACAAACCATTCCGAGTAGATTGGTTTGACGTTCCTGGTCGCGATGAAAAATGGAAGAATCAGACGATTGCAAACACATCCCCTCTACAATTCGAGCAAGAGTATGGCAACTCGTTCCATGGAACAGGCTCAACATTGATTAATGCCGAGAATCTTCTTGCATTAAAGTCTGAGCCCGCAATCTATACTCAGAACAATGTAAAGGTCTATGAGAAACCCATTAGCGAGCATCGTTACATTATGACGGTCGACGTCGCAAAAGGAAGAGGACAGGACTTTTCCACGTTCACAATCTTTGATGTTTCCGTACAACCGTTTTATACCGTATGCACATTCAGAGACAATCTCATGTCGCCGCTGCTGTTTCCGAATGTGATCTATAAGTACGCAAAGAACTATAACAATGCGTATGTCGTGGTTGAATCGAATGACCAGGGATCCGTAGTGTGCAATGGTCTCTATTATGACCTAGAGTACGAACATATGTTTGTGGAATCCGTGGTAAAGCATGGAGCCATTGGTATTACAACCACGAAGAAAACAAAACGTATTGGATGCAGTAACCTAAAGGACCTTATTGAACAAAAGAAGCTAAAGGTCGTGGATCCTGACACCATTTCGGAGCTCAGTACCTTTGTGGAAGACGGTAGTTCGTATGAAGCATCCGACGGAAATCATGATGATACAGTTATGACCCTTGTACTGTTTGCGTGGTTTGTGGCAACCGATCTTTTTATATCAATGTCGAATATTGACCTAAAAAATATGCTTTATTCGGATAGACTCAAAAACATTGAGGATGAACTTGTTCCCGTGGGTTACTTTTCAGCCGTTGAAGATACAAAACCAAAATACACCGTTGAGGGTGGTGAAGTCTGGACCCAGTCGTTTGACACAGGAATGTTCTAAATC